TAGGTGCTTCTGTGATCTGCCCGATCTTTATAAGAAAGGCAATATCCTCTTCTGTATATGACATTATTTTACTCCCAGCTGCTCAGTATGCTTATAGTGAATTCAGCGGTAAGCAAGTCACCGCTATCAGCATTTAATACACCGGGCGCGCTAACGCTGGTTATATTAAATACAAGATTAGATGCAGCTAGTTTTGTGTAGGCCGCAACAATAAAATCCTCAATGCCTTGCAAGTTACCTTGGTTGTCGAACATGGGTACGGTTAGCAAAATCTTAAAATTAGCCATAGGCGAAATAGTGATATAGCTGTTATTGCTTGGCGTTAAATATGGGTCTGCTGGGATTACTACGCAGCTGTTAGCCAGGATGGTTGCAGGTGGATATGCGAATACCGACCAAACTCCGTTATTGGTTAAAGCCGTTGCGATGGTGCTACGCAGCGTGGTAATTGCGGCGGTAGGCATTTACCCCACCATGCTATTCGGATTGATGTACGGGGCTAGCAGGCCTCTAATTTTGCCTATCATGCTGTTACCCATGCGGTAAGGCGATGGGCTAAAGCCATCTAGTCCTACGCCGCCTGTCTGGGATACCTGCCGCGCCTGCCAAATATCTACGGCCAAGATCATCGCAGCCTCGCGTACGCTTGCTGTATTGACGTAGGTGGCTGTCTTTGTATCCTCGCCTGTGGCTGAGCCATAAGGCAATACACGGCGGAAATTCTGATTAGCTGCAGTCTTAGCATATTGAATAAAACTATAACCCTGTGGGTATTGGAAATAGTTAAGCTGCAGATTAAACGCAGGCAAAATATTAGATGTACCTGTTGAAAATGGGATAGTGCCTGTAATTGTGTAAGTGCCGTTAAAGGTTGATCCAGCCCCGGCAATAGTTACCGATTCCGTGGTGGTAAATATGCCGGGGTTAGCGATCATTACGGTGGCAACGTTATTTACCAATGCAGTCCCCACGACTGGCGCAGAATCAAACCATAGAAAACTATTTATTTGATCCTGAGCAGATTGGCAAACTTCCTCGACCGTACTATCTGAGTAAAGAGTACCGATACCAAGATTGGTACGTAGTTCGGCTACGGTGACGTAACTTGCTGCCATCTCGGTACTCCTTACTTAGTAGGGGTCGGTAGGGCAAAGGGCTAATGCCCTACCGACTATTAGGGTTTTTTATTTAGCTCAGGTTGTAGCGAACTAGACCATTTGGCATTTTTACAATCGTTGCCATAAAGCCGTAGATCGCAATCTGAATCTGTAGGTTTGAAACTACGTTTACTGACATGTAAGCCTGTGGGCTACGGTAAACAGTCATCGCTTCAGGTGCCACGATAAATGCAGAATCATCAATAGTTGTAGATACCATTTGGTGATCAACATATAGGTCTAGGCCAAGTACGTTGCCGCGGATCGATGTAGGTGTTGAAAGGCCGCCAGAATTCATCGGCGCGCTGGCATTGTAAATTGGTCTGCCAGTCGAATCTGTGGCACCCATTAGCAGCGACCATTGAGATGGGCCAGCAACATAATTCTTAGCAAAGTAGCTTGTATTCTTGTAAATATTTGCTGACTCTGTAGAAACGTAAGAGATGATACCTGCAGATGTAGCTGCTACTCCAGTACCTTGTACGCCGCCTGCTACTACGTCTGCGATTACTGCAGCATCTGTAGCAAGTGAGTATGCGCGCTGTAACTGGTTAGTTAGTTCAGCATAGAAATTTGGGTCTGAACGTTCCAGCAATTCAATGCTTAATGTGTTCATACCGCTGTACTTTTTAACTGTGCCAGTTAAGTATTCTGTAACCATACCTGTATTTGCAACTGCGCCTGCTTCGGCTTCAACTGTTACAACAGGTGCTACGCCTGATTGACCGCCAGCCGATGTAACCAATGACGGGATTGAAATAGTCATACCTGAATTAGGTAGTACACCTTGTGATAGGGCGTTAATCATTGGTGTATCAAAGTTTGTATTGGATACAAATTCTGATAGGTACTGGGTGGGATTAAATGCAGGGTTGGTTGTAAAACTATCATCCGCTGCGGTTACATAAAGGATTGAGTCCTTATCGCCCATAGCGGCTTTGATCTTATGCTCTGTGTACTTCGCCATCGATGTAATCGGTGTGCGAATTGTTTGGCTGTCTAATACGGATGGGCGAATAATTGGGCGCGCAGCTTCAACTGGTGCAGCCTCAACTGGCTTCTCTGCCGGCACATCCGGGGTATCAATAGGGGCTGTGGTCACAGCTGCCTCGCTTTCGGTTTCGTTTTCGGTTTCGATCTCTACGATTGTCGTATTGATCGTTGTTGTTTTTGTGCTTGTGCTTGTTGCTGCCTCTAGTGCAGCTCTTGCAGCTGCAATATCAGTAACCGCCGCTGAATCAAATGCAGCCGTTTCAACTAGGCTGACCTCTTTCAGGACTGCAGCGGTAACTAACAGGTAATCCTTCATCGGCTTAGATGCGGTTACATCCACACCTACGGATAAGCCCGATACAAGGTTTTCCTGAGCAAGTACAAGTGCATCCTGTCCCCGGGTGCTACTTGAAATTTTGAACGATGCGTAAATGCCATCGGTGCTATCGCTAAAATTAACCGCGCGACCTACAGGCTTAGTACTGTCATGCTGCATTAGCAATTTAATTTTTGCTGTATCTGGAATTGCAATCGATCCGCGTTCAAATACAACAGGGCCAGCGGATGTATAGCCAACCTCGTTATATGGCGCGATTTTTCCAGAAATAACGCGGCGATCTGTATCGGCCGCCTCGATTGAATTACTGAACGTTAGGTGCAACATTGGCTGTATCTCCTGATCCATTTGGCGTTAGCTGTTCCATCGCTTGCGCTTGTGCTACATCGATCAAACCTAGATTTAACATTTTTTCGATTGCGTTCAAACGTTCCATTGTGTCTGCGCGTAAGAAAGTTTCATCAATGGCAAAACGCACTACGTTACCGTGTGCAGTCAAATCATCCATTGATAAACGGTTTTCAATTGCGCTAATAAATGGCTGTAATGAGTAAGCCATAAATTCTTTTCTAGCATCCAAAATATTTTGATATGTCATGCTGTTATTCATATCTGCGCTAATCATGAAACTAGGCACGTTCATTAATCTGCTAATTTCCGTACTAAGGTACTGGCTGCTTTCGTTGTAGGTCATGTCCTTAGGTGAGAACCCAATATTTTGCGCCTCTAAAGTGCTAGTTAAATATGCAGTACTGCGATTTTGTCTAGCCGATTTCCATGCAGCTAATAAACCTTGTACCTGGGCTTCTGGTAAATCTGCGCCTGTATTTTTTAGGATAGTAGTTGCCATTGGAGTAGCAGCGGCAACAGCTGCAGCCTTTTGAATATCTAATGCAGCTTGAATAGTACGGCCACCAGTTTGTAATACACCTGGTAACAATGATTGGAAAGTAACAAGTGATCCGATACCGGACATTGGAACTTGTACGCCATTGACTGCATAATATTGAACTTCATCGCCGTACTTATTTGTAGTTACGGTAACGCGTGTATTAGGTACAAATTCAAAACCTGACGGGCGGCCATCATCTGCATAAAGAGATGTAACGCGCCAATATGCAACGCCGTAAAATAAAAGCGCATCTACTGTGTAGGCTATCGTTACACTTAGTGGCTGGCGTATATCGGGTTGATCTAGCCATACTGGAGATTCTAATTTCTTTCCAGTAGTTTTTTTATATAAACCTAGATCGATACTAGAGATTACGCCTGCTATTAGGTTACGGCAGCGGCTAACGCTGGGTACCTGGAGTGCAATATTGCGATCTAACGCAACGCCATAACCATAGTTAGATAGGCCGCTGTTATAGCTGTACATGCCAGCACCGTAAGTGCTATCCATAATGGCAGGGGCATATTGGGCAGTTACTTCTGCCTTACCCTTAAACCCTAGCGTTTCCAGTAATCCCATAAGTAGGATTTTCTCAAAATGTCAAGCACATTACCGATTTTGTTCGGCGTGA